GCCAAAGCTGCCAGGCGCTCAAGACGTGCAGGCGATGAGCAATCGCCAGATCGTGCTTGACGAGCTGTACCACTTGGCAGGACGTGACAACCCTGAACACGGGTTGCATGGCGTCTATACGGGGCTCTGGCAAGAGCTGCCGGTGACGTTCCCATAAGAAAACCTCCCTTTCGGGAGGTCTCCTGCAACGCTCAAAAGAGCCCTGACCCTCGTGCTAGCAGTTGTTGAACCTGCTGCCCAGTGACTTTCGTCATCGACAGCGTGGCCTTGCGGGCACCTGCCGTATCAGTGATGCCAGGCTACACCAAAAAAAAACCCCCAGTGGGGGCTGGGGGTCGCGAAGCAATGTCTAACGACAAAAGCTTAGACCAAAAAAAAGACCCGGCGCCCACCGGGTCCATCCGCTCCTCCTCGCACCTCAGGCTATGGACAAAACCGCACTGATCAAGGCATTACAGAAAGACTTAGCAGTTGTGCGGGGTATCCGCACAGAGCTGAAGGCGTTGGAAGCAAGGGAAGAGCAGGGATATTCCATGCTCGATTCTCAGCGGATGCATCGACTGGAGACGTTGGCGAAGCAGTCGCACGAGCAGCTGCTTGAGGCTTGGTACGACGAGACGGCGTGGTGACGGTTGGCGTAGTGTCCTGATCCCCTACGCACCCCTACTCACTCGGATACAATGGGGGAACGGGAGCGATCCCGCCACTCACCTGGAAAACCGAATGACACCAAAGCAACGCCTCGATCGGGCACTGCAGATCAGGGCCGCCCTGACTGCACTGATGACCGACGACGAGGCAGACACTTACGAGGTGATTCAAGAGCACCTGGCCGACTTCATCAATGATTTGGCCCAGGACTACGAAGACACCCTCGACAAGTTGTGAGACCTGGGGCCTACGGGCCCCTTTTTTTGTGCCGGGGAGCCTGCAATACAAGAGCGGTGAGCCGTAAATACAGGGCGCGTAGTGGCGCGATCCATCCCCCGGCATCTCAAAGCGGACGTGCTAACGTTCCGCTACCGAGTCATTCGGAAGTAGGTCTTCAGACCGGCTGGTGATGAGTTGGCTTGGCTGCTTAGGTCATTCGGAGGTGAGCACTCTTTGGGGCGCTCCTGGTGATGAGTTGACTAGGTACCTCTGTTGCGTGCGGCCCGCCCCTGGCACCGCACCTGTCAAGTAATTGACAGCACGATTCCACCTCGGTGGTCTAACGGCAAATCAACAAAGGATGAGTGAGGGGCCTTTGGGCCCCTTTCTTATTGGGCGAGAGCCGACAGAGTCCGAATTGCTACAGCTTGTAGCTGTTCCCTGATCTACCCCTATGCACCCCTAGACATGGGTGCCATTATTGGCTCGCCTCGCAACCGGCCATGTACGGGCAGACCTGCGAAACCTGCAAATTCTGGCTTCGGATCGTCACGCAAAACAGCGTCACCAACGGCGAATGTCGCCGCTACCCGCACCCCCAGCCTGAAACCCCACCCGCCTACTGGTGTGGTGAGTGGTTTCCCAAACCAAAGCCTGCAGAACCCGTTCTTCCTTCCTTCAACGAATGAACGCCACCGAAACAGCTGAAGCCCTCCGCCAATCCCGCCAGCTGGCCAATACGCTCATCGCCCGCGGCGGCAAAGACGATTGGCAGCAGGTTGCAGCCTGCCTCGCTTGGCAACGTCAACTCCTCAACCAACTCGCGGCCGAAGAGGCCCCCAACGGACACGTCTAACCATGAAAATCATTGCTTCTCTTGCTCTCTTCGCCGGCATCACCGGGATCGGCATGTTCTTTGTCTCGGGCTCGCTCGACGACATGACGCACCATGACTGCCAGGCCGGCATTCAACGCGCCTGCGAGCAACTAGCCAAAAATTGACTCTGACTGCAACTAGCAAATGGGAGCGAACCGGATGGGCCCGCCGTGCCCTAACTGCGGGAGCCTAATTACTGATGTGATGTCAACCTATCGCTCCGAGCAGGGGGATTTTGTTCGTCGTCGTGCCTGCCCGTCTTGCAAGCACAAGTTTTATACGGCTCAGCCGACTGAAGCTCTGATTCACAACAGAAGCGTTCAGTGGAAAGGCAAGACCCCCACGATTTTCTGGGAAGACATCGTTGGAGCTTTTAAGCACGTTCTCAAAAAGCATCCGATATGAATCCCAGAAACTGTCTGTCCTAACCATGCTCACTAATTACGACTACCACTCAGACGGCGCCATAGGCTCGTCAATGCTCAAAGACGCCCTGCGCTCTGGGCATCACTACTACATGAAGTGGGAGAGCCCTGAACGGCCCCTGCCTGAGTCAAAGCCTTACTTCAGGCGTGGTGAAATTATCCACACCGCAGTGCTTGAGCCTGAGCGCTTCGTCTCCGACTATGTGGTTTGCGCCGCTCGCAATACCAAAATCGGCAAAGAGGAAGAGAAGGCGATCAGGGCCCAGGGCAAAGAGCCGATCACTCACGGCGAATGGGCGCTAGCTCAAAGCATTGTTGCTGCAGTCCGCAACCACGATGACGCCAGTCGCCTGCTCTATAGCGGCAAGGCTGAGCAGTCGTTTTTTTGGGATGACCTTGAGACCGACCTGCGCTGCAAGTGTCGTCCTGACTGGCACGATGGGCAATCGGTCATCGTTGACCTGAAAACCACCAGCTCGCTGGCATCGCGTTCTGAGTTCGCCAAGACGGTGGCCAACTTCAAATATCACCTCTCAGCAGCTCACTACCTAGAAGGGGTCAAAGGCGCTGAGCGCTTTATCTTCCTTGTCGTTGAGGTTGAGTACCCGTACAACGTCGGGATCTACGAGCTAGATGACGACAGCTTGGCCGAAGGTTCGAAGCTGCAGCAGAAGGCACTCAGACGAATCAAGGCATGGCGGCAGATGGAGCCGCCGTGGCCTGGCTATAGCCAAGGCGTTGAAACCATCCGCCTGCCTAACTACGCCTTTTCCCAGAACCCTGTTTTCCTATGACCGAACAACTCAAAGAGCTGCCTAAAGCTCTGTGCAGCCTGTACGGACAGCTGCCGACCATTCACGAAGATGGCCGCGCCAACTACGGCAAATATGCAACGCTGCCAGGCATCCTGAGCATTCTTCTGCCCGCACTGCGGAGCAACGGTCTTGCAGTTGTGCAGACGTTTGAAGAGGGTGAAGAACGGCCGATTTTGGTCACTAGCCTTTTGCATGTCAGCGGCGAGCGGATCGAAAGCCGGTTGCCACTAATCACGGATACCTCCCGCAATCCCATGCATTCGGTTGCAGGGGCTTGTACTTACTACCGGCGTTATGCCCTACTCGCGATCCTTGGCATTGCCCCTGGCATTGTTGACGATGACGCTGGCGCTGCGGATCTTGATCCACAACCCGCCGCAAAACCAGCCCCAGTCCCAGCAGCTGCTAAGCCCAAACTGCAGCAGCAAGGAAACTCTGCAAAGGCCATCGTTCTGAGCGCCATGGCCAAGTCGGCGACAAAGGTTATTAACAAGGTCGCCGACGAAGAACAGGCCAAGGCAACCCGAACCAAGCTCACTGCCTACAAAAACACAGGCGAGCTAAGCGAGGCCGAGCATGACCACCTGCTCAAGCTGCTCACTGAACGCGAAAAGCTGATCAGCAAATGACCGACACCTCTAGCCCGTACCTCACTGAGCGTCAGCTAGCCAAGCGTTACGGGATCATGGCTGGCACTGTTGCCAACTGGCGCCGTATCTCACGAAAGGGCAAACCCATTGGCCCGCCATGGTACGAAATGCCACGCTTGGCCATTCCAGCTGGCGAACCGCGCATCCGTTACCGCCTCGCGGATGTGCTGGCTTTTGAAGAGGCAAACAACATCACCCCGCTTAACTGACATGGCAGACGCTGCATTCAACGCCCGCTTCCGCATTACCAAAAACCAAAACCGCACCAACGACCGCTCACCTGAGCACAACTTGGCAGTTGACTTCACCCCTACTGAAGCAATGGCCGCGGCCACTTGGCTCATGACCATGGCCGAACAGGCTGAGGCCGAAGGCACCAAGGTTCGCGTCTATCGCGGCAAAGACGATTATCAGGAAGTCACAGGATTCACCCTTTGGGGTGGCCTCTGGGGTAACTCCGGTTCGTTCTCTCCGCTAAAACCGAAGAGCAGCGAACCTACGTTCTAATGTCTCACGAAGATGCGGTGGCTCTGTTCGAGAGCTATTGGGCAGCTAGCCACCCCTTCATTCCAATCAACAAACAAGCCAAAGAGTCTCACGTTGCTTTTGCAATGTGGATCTTTTCGCATGACGCGCTGAAGGATTTCAACTTCGACAGCGTCACTGGCGAGATTGGCTAACCCTGCTACGGTTGCCCCGTCATCTTTGACCCATGTCTAGCGACAGCTTCCAGGATTATCTCAACGAAATCGGGCGCGAGGTTTTGCTTCGCCCCGACGAAGAGATTGAGCTGTCGCGACTGGTCAAGCGGTATCTCGAACTGCGCGACACTGAAGGCGAGCTAACGCCTAAAGAAAAGCGCGAAATGAAGCGCGGGCTAAAAGCACGCGAACGGCTCATTCGTTGCAACCTGCGCTTGGTTGTGATGGTGGCCAAAAAGTACCGCAACCGATTAAAAGGTGGCGGTCTTGAAATGATGGACCTCGTGCAGGAAGGCACTGTTGGCCTAGCTAGGGCTGCTGAGCTGTACGACGGGACAAAGGGCTACAAGTTCAGTACCTATGCGTACTGGTGGATTCGGCAAGGGATCACAAGAGCCATAGCCCAGACCGATAAATTGATCCGCATCCCTCAGCATCAGACCGACATGATGCACAAGGCTTTGCAAGTGCAGCGCGAGTTTCTGCAAGAAAAAGGCCGATCGCCAACCATGGCCGAATGGTGCGAGGCCTTAAACACGAACGAGGAAACGCTGCTGCTGGTGATGCAGCGCTCTACCCCTCACGTCAGCCTTAACGGCCTAGCGACAGAAGACGGCTCGCCTTTAATTGACCTGATCGCTGATGAGCGCACCCCGTCTGACAGCTGGGAAGACATCGGCCAGATCGAACAGTATGAGCAGCTCAAGCTGGCCTTTTTTCGTCTGACGGAGTCTGAGAGGGATGTTGTCTCTAAGCGCTTTGGCTTTGACGGCTACGACGTAACGACCTTCACCGACATCGGCAAGCAAGCTGGCACTACCCGCGAGACTGCCCGCCAGAACTTCATTAAAGGCGCTAACAAGATCAAGCTATTCATGAAAGAGCAGAGCAGCCCGTTCTCACTGGCGGCCTAGAAGGCGCTTCCACCATGGCCGCAGGCTTGCCACGTCATCAGCCAAGGCCAGCTTGATCTCAAGCTCTGAGATGTAGCGCACCGCTTGGGTCATTAGCTTCTGGTGGTAGGCCGTCTGACGAGCTAGCTGAGCGCATAGCTTTGTCACCTCTTCATGGTCGGTAGTGCCGAGAATTTGCCTAGCCTGATGCTCAAGGGCCAACTCCTCTTGCAGGCTGAACTCAACAACCATCCATTCTCCGCAATGTGACATGACTTTTGGGACTGGATATTTCAACGGTAGCGATGACATGAGCCCTCCGAAAATTGAGCGCGTAAAGATAAACGGAGAGTTCTACTGGAAAGTTTCAGCAATGGGAATGGAAATGTTGCACCGCCAAGACTGGCAAGCAGTGTGGCAGTACGAACAGGCGTGCCGATATTACGGCAAGGCTACGGAGCAGGCTGAAAATTCAGATCGTTGATGATCATGGCCCAGCCGTTGCCAGGGCCTTCAACTTCCCAGCGAAACAGGAAGTCATCCCAGTCGTAGCGGACGGCAAAGCCGTTGCTATTAATCAGCTGCCCGGTGCCCATGTCGTATTCACCGCGCGGGTCATGCACGACGAAGTAATCGTTTTCCTTGACCCCGATGACAACAGCCCAATGGCCAAAGCCTTCAGGCGGTCTGCCGGTGGTGATGTCGCCGCGATGCAGGAAGCCAACAGCTACAGGCCGACCAGCTCTGACCTCTTCCACGAGCAGGTCTGCTGAGCCGTCTTGGATGAACTCAACGTCAGCACCCAGCTCAGACATGGCTTTTAGGTGACTGGTGACCTCCTCAGTCGGGCCGTACTTCATCCGTACCCGGTAATACTCCCACTGGTCAGCAATCAGGGCATAGGTGCCGGCCACCATCGCCATTGCCGTTGTGAAGCACTGGGTTTCACCGCTTGGCAGGTCCAGCTGGTTGAAATAGGGAACGTAGTTCCACTCAGTCCGATCTTTGCCAGAGGCCTTCCATAGCTCGAACCACTCGGCGTCGTGCCGTAGCAGTTCCTCTGGCATGTCTTCCTGAAGCTTTTGGATAGCCGCCAGCTGATGTGGCTGCCCACTAAACCGTGCGAAAAACTGATTTAGCTGCAGCACCATTGGCACCATCCAATCCAGCACGATCAGTCTTTACCGGGCCAGAGTGCTTTTTCAACCCAATCAACCAAGTTGTCATCAACTCGGTTTTCAGTGGTTTTGGCGTAAGCACGCAGCAGGTCAACGACCAAGCGCTTTACGCCGTCGGTCTTCATGAAGCTGAAGACGATAGGACGAATCAGAGCAAGCATGGGTTTTGCCTTTTGCTAAAAGTCTAGGCCTGATTCTTTGGCCCTTCTAATCGCGCAATCGCGCGTTCTGCTGCATTCAGGCGGCTAAAGATTTCAACGCGGTCAGCTCTTAGATCCTTGTGCAGCTCTTCCAACTGTCCAGCGATGTTGTCTACGCTGGCACTAAGGCGCACCAAGCAATCGCGGTCTTGCGCGGTTCGTTTGCTGTAGCCATTCAGGCTGAACAACAGGCCTGACAAAGCGGCTCCGGTTACAGCAGCCGCTAACTCAACCACGTCACGTCAAGGCTCTACCCATCATGGCGAACGAGGATCAGACCCAGCAGCACGAAGACGACAAGCATGACTGGCTAGGCCACATCGTCCGGTTAGGCCTGATGATCTGGGCGTGCGGGGTCATCACGGCCAATTACATGGGCATGTTTAAGCAGTCCATTGACGTGACGTTCTCGGCGTCAATTCTGAGCAGCATGGCCGCTAGCTACGGGCTAACCGTTGGCCGCAACGCAAAGAAGAAAGACGCGCCTACAGTTAATCAAGAGCAGGCCAAACCCAAGGCATGAAACGCGCCCTACTGTTAGCCGTCACGTTATTCGCCGCGGCCCCTGCAGCAGCTCAGACAGTCACCCCAACGTGGTCAACGGGGTCAATGCAGAGCACAACCACCACAGAACAAACGATCACTGAGGTAATCCAGCATCAGATCTATGGCTCTGAACTTAAAACGTGGTCGGGTGAAAACGTCACCCCTAGCGCTGCTGACATTACAAACACATCGACAACGTGGGATCTGACAACCGACGGCGACCCCTTCACCTTGGAAATCACCACCAGGACAGCCGACACGCTGATCGAGCAAATCGACATCGACCGCACCATCGAAACCACCTCTACTACCACTTCGCTCAGTGTGTTCTCGCAATAGTCCTGGCTGGGCCTGCAGCTGCTGAGACGACCAATAACTCAGCGCCCAGGGCCCAAGCCACTAGCAACAACACCAACCAATCAGTTCAGTTCAATAACAACGGTGCACCTAGCCGCCAGCATTTCAGCTCGGGCCATAGCTGCAATGGCGCCACTCTTGTGGTTACTCCTTTTCACCTAGAAGCTCACGCGGATCCAATCCCTAGTGAGGACTACACGCGGATGCAAAATCTGGGGGCTCAGCTGTCTATAAATGTGCCCTTGGACGGCTCAATCACTGAGATGTGCAAGGAACTAGCCCGCAAGCGCCTGCGGATGGAGCAGCAAAAGCTAGACAAAGATCAGCTTGACTATCACCTAGTCAGGGCCCTCAAATGCGCTGAGCTATTTGAAAAGGGTTTCATGATCCACCCTGAGGCTAAATTGGCTTCTCTCTGCTCCGACGTAGTCTCAATCGACGCCTACCGAATGTCTCAAGGTCTGCCCCGCGGGCTTTCGCAACCTTCTTTAGAGCGGTCTGAAACAAAGGCTTCAACCTCTTCGTCAGATTTTGAGCAGCCATAGTCGCTCCAACAGAAGCAGCAGCAGCCGCTCCTGCCGTTACCGTCGCCACGGTGAGAACCTCAGCGCTGGGCAACGCAAATTCAATAGGGGTTCCAGGGACTGCAATTCTGGCCACCTTGGGCTCGATTTTTTCGATCTCCGGTGGATTAAGCAGATTGTCGATCGACTGCTGTTGTGCCTTGATATTTAGGTTTAGCTGCTTGACCTGATCTTGAAGCTCTTGAACAGCTTGACGAGCGCCTGGGTCTACCGCTTTAGGCGGTTCAGGCGGCGGCTTCGGTTCAACGCTTGGCGGAATCAATACCGGGTGAGATGGGGCCGGAAATACCGGCACCGCTATCTGCATCCGCGGAAGATCTATGGAGCCAGGCAGCTCAATAGAGGGAAGCGCCAGGGGTTCCATTGATAGGCGGCTTTAGTTTCTCGTCTAGCTGCTTTTGAATGTCAGCCTTGACGCCAGCGCCTAAACGCTCAACGGCTTCTTTCTCCCAGCGGTCTAGCTGGTAGATCGAAAAGAACAGGATGCCAACGAAGGTGCCAGTGACGATGAATGACGCGAACGCCATCAGGTTGAAAATGCGTTGCATGGTTAGACCACCGTGCGAGTCTGGTAGTTAGGGTCAGACTCATCTAGGTGACATTCTGGCCCGAATCCCGTGGCTTTTATCTCCTCGCTTAGCTGCTCAGACTCGCCAACAAATCTGGTCGCGTTGTCAGTTTCAAATCCGTTGAGCCAATCACGGAAACGATCACCCGTCGGGGTTTTGGTTGGCCACGCCACGAACTTCAATAGCGTCTTGCGCTCACGAAACCACATCGACACGTCAGGCTTCCACGCGATGTAATAGGCCCCATTCCACGGGTCAAACGTCCGCGTGACACGAAGCCCAGGCGCTTCAAACTGGTCAATCTTCATTGGCTAAAGCCTTTCGCTCAGCAGCGTATGGCGGCTCGCTGTAGTAGCGCCAGAGGTCGTCAAGATACGGCACAACCCAATAAGGCGGCCAACAGTATTGCCAGTTAGCCGGCCTAAGGCAACCGATCACAACAGTGCGCCAAAAGGCGCCTGCATAGTTGCGCGTTACCTGCAGTTGCTCAAACCACTGCACAAAAAGGGGCCGCCGAAGCGACCCCTGGGTGTGGTGTGATGTTCTGACGCTATCAGAACTTGTACTTGGCGCCGACTTTGGTGCCGTAACCGTTGGCAGCGTCGCCAGTGAGAAAGGCAAACTCACCGTAAAAGGAAAGTTTTCCGTCCTCAGTAGCAGCAAGAGAACCGCCAAGTTTGCCGCCAAGCTCAACTTCTGCCTCGCCACCGTTAGGGCTAAGAAGAGTGGGGCCGCCTTGCAGGTAGTAGGAAGCAACGCCATTCGAGCCTTCCCAGCCCAAATGCAGATCCGTTGAAGATCCGGCGAACTGACTGCCAGCCCAGCCAGCGTTATTTTCCACGTTGGCGTAGGGGCCAGCCATTGCAGGTGCTGCGAGGGCCACGCAAGCAATAGCAGCAGAAGCGGTCTTGATCATGAGAAGAGATAAACCGTCGCCAAATCCTACCGTCTTAAATATCAGCCCAGTTGCAAAACTGTCTTTCAAAAACAAAACCCCAACCGAGTTGGCGTCGGCTGGGGTCTTGCCATCCACCCTGCAGTGCAGGATCTAGCAACTATACCTCCTGTAAGTAGCTTCTGTAATACGCCAAAGGCTTCAGGCGTTTCAGGATGCGATGCAGCGTCGCCTGATGCTGTCTGATTGACGGGTTGTCGTTGCCTCGTTCGCGGTAGGCCAGAACAGCGGTGTAGATCAGTCGCATCTCACCGTCGCTGAACTCATGCATCGCCTAAGTCCAAAAAGCGCACATCCTCATGATCTACCGGGTCTTTGCCTCCGTTGCAAATCACTAGAGCGCGTCTGTAATACCAAGAGTCCGTCTTACCCGCAGCCTCTAACGCAATCTTGATCTTGCGCCAGTTGTTGCGGGTATGTCGATCCATTTATCTGCCTTGCCCGCGATACTTCTTCCTACCGTGGCTGGCTTTTGAGTGTTGACCCGCACCTTGACGGGTTTTCTTAGGCTTTCCAGGGCGGTGGTCAATCCGACCCAGCGCCGTCTTCGACTTGACTGCCATCAGTCCTGCTCAGGAAATGGCGTAATGAACGGCTCAGTGTTAGCCACCATCTCGCCGTCGTCATTCATGACCTGCGCCGGATTGGTCAGCAGTGCTGCCAGTTCTTCCGTAGTGGTGCAGGCGTTAATTTCAGCTTCGCGGGTTCCGCTGGCGGTACGGACTGCAGCGCGGTAAGCCAAAACAGCAGCCGGGATGGCGGTGTCGTTCTCAGCCTTGCGGGTGACGTACCAATCAGACGATGCAAGCAGGCTGCCAGCGATTTGCTTTTGCTTGGCGGTCCACTCAGTCTTCAAGCCGTAGTTGATGACTTGCACGCCGTCAGCATCAAGCACCGGGTCGCCGTTTTCATCAACAGCAGGCTCATCTTCAAGCCGCTTGGGGAGATCGTGAT